CGGCAAGCGGTATCGGGTGGGAGTTATTCAAAAACTATCTGATAGCCAAAGAAAAATTCAAGCCCGATTTTTTCCTTTACGAAAACAATAAATCTGCCGTACAACCCATTAAAGACCAAATCAAGAAAGAATTAAACGTTTACGACGGCACTTTCTTTATGGAAGACAGCGGGTCAAGATATATCGAAATCAATTCCGCGTTAGTATCGGCGCAAAATCGGCAAAGATTTTACGTTCATAATTGCGGCGACGTCGGTCAACCCGAAGACCGAGGCATTATGCTTTCGGATATTTTGGAAAGCGGTGTTACCGATAAAGACAAAGCGTATTGCTTGAAACATCAAGCGGGAAACGCACGCGATTACTTCAAAAAACACCACACGCAAGTTGTTTACGAGCCTGTTATAATTCAGAACGCGCACGGGTTTAACAAAGGCGGCGTAAAACAAGGAAAAACGCCGACTCTTACCGCAAATGGAAAATGGATTTATAACAATCCCGTTGCGATACCTTGCGGAACGGGAAAAGCGGACAAAGCGCGAACTCTGACGGCGGGGTATCAAACGTCGTCGCACCGTGATTTTGTGGCGGATATAACGTCGGGCGGTCAACTCGGACATACAGGCGTAATTGAGCGGGTTTTTCCGCTAAACACCACAAAGGACGGAAAGGCGCAAACAATAAAAGCGCAATACAAGTTTACAAGCGTGCAAAATATTTGTTGCTATAACTCAACATACGGCGCGTCGGGCGTGGCAATGCCCGCAACGGAACAAGACAAAGAGAAAAGAAAAAACGCGAAAAATGCAATCGAAAAGGTGTACGAAGTCAAACACGGATATATTACGATTAAAGAAAAGCAATACGAGGTCAATTCGCCCGACGGTTTTTACATAATTCGTAAATTGACTGTTGCCGAATGTTGCCGCTTGCAAACGTTACCTGACGACTATTGCCGCGCGGTATCGGACAGTCAAGCATATAAAGGACTTGGTAACGGGTGGACGGCGGAAGTGATTATTCACATATTGCGGCGCGCGCTCGATTGTATCCCGAAAAACGAAAAGATACTTGTTTTGTCTATGTATGACGGAATCGGTACGGGGCGGTATTGTCTCGATAGGCTCGGGTTTACTAACGTCGAATATCACGCTTACGAAATAGATAAGTACGCGATGACTATTGCGAGAAGTAATTACCCCGACATTATATATCACGGCGACGCATTTCAAGTGCGCGCCGATAATTGGAAAATCTAAAAGGAGAACAAAAATGAAAGTAGCAAATATCTTAATAGCGGCACTCATTATAGTCGCGTATTTGATTCTAACGGCGTTTTACATTATCCAAAGCCATAGAATAGAGGAAATAAAGGATAATTACGAAAAATTGCGTATAGATACGAGGCAACAATTTGACTACAAAGAAAAGGATATAAAAATCGCAAAAGAGTTTATATTCGACTTGAATAGGCGTATGGAAGCCCGCGGCTATATTTTAGACAGTATGCGCGACGATATCTATACCTTAAAAGAAAAAATGAACAAGATTATTCCCGACGACGGCAAGGAGCGAACGAGAGAAGAAATCGAGAAAATTAAAACGATTGCAAAAGTTTATCGCTTATAACAATATGAAGATAAAGATTATCGTATATCGTCAAGGTTCTCAAAAGCCCGAATTAAAAGAATTTTGAGGAGTATGAAAGAACGAATTAAAAAGGCGTGGCAGTGGCTGCGAAAGCACGTTATAAACCGCGAAATGTTATTGTGGGTAATAATAGCCGAACTTATATTTTGGTCGCCCTGTATCGTTTCTGCGGTCTTGGCGTGGGTAATATCCCCGTGGTGGTGGACGGTGTTCGGCTCATATATTGCGTTTTGGTCTGCTCCGCTTACGCCCGCTATGCCTTTGCAATTCGGCTTGGCGGTCGCCCTAAAAAAGATACACGAGAAATTAAGACGGAAAAAGAAATAAAATTTTTTCGGGTTTTTGAAAGTCTGCAGCAATTTGCAGCAATTTGCATTGACTTGCATAGGCGACTGTGATATAGTGGTATCGTGGATAGGATACCAAACAACTATTCCCATTTTCCCCTTATCAATTGTATAACAAAACCCCCGTTGGCTACACAGCGGGGGTTTTGTTATGGGAAAAATAAAAAAACGGAGATTAAACATATGGAATACAGGCAAAATTCGTTAGAACCGTATAAAGCGGGAAGTGAAGAGACTGGGGAAGAAGCAGGCGAAAGTAAAAGCGTGAAAGGCGGTAATTTGGGTTTGCCGTTCGGACTTTGTGCAAAGTACGGGATAAAATTACCGGGCGGAGCAACTCCCCGCGACGCGTGGAATGCCTTAAAAGAACATACAGGGCTTACACCCGATAAGGTTTATTCTGCGTTAGAAAGCGGGAAAGACCTTAAAACGATAATGACAACGAGCGAGAAGCCGAAAGAACAACTCGCACCCGAAACAACAAAAGCAATCTCTACGGAGCAATCTGACGCGCAAGGTACACCCGAGCAAGGAACTAACGAAAGAAAGTTCGTTGCTAAAAATTACGGTGTAAGTGAAGAGTACGCACAAAGAGCAAAAGAAGCCTACTCTTTTTCTGACTATAAGCAAGGAAGCGCCACGGCGAGTTACAATTCGGATATCGGCAGATTTGAAAGAAACGTTAATGCGCTAATGGAACAATACAAAAATAATACTTCACTTACCGAAGAAGATTGGGACAGAGTACAGAGGATAGCCGAGAAATATTCCGAGAACCTCGCGAACTTTACGAATGAATATAATAGGGTAGAGGCGAGTTACCCGTCTTGGGTGATTGCCGGTCCTGCAAAATATAACACACGTAAAAACGACGCAAAACATAGCCGTTTACGCTCGTTGTATGAGGAAAATTCAAACAGGCTTGACCCCGACAAAAACGTGTATCTTGATAAAATAAAAGGCATATTAAGCAATGCAAGCGTCAAATCAAACGATAGCAACGCAATCGGTAAGTTACAAATGAAATATGATAAATTGAAAGCCGAGTTAGAGAACGGCAAAGCGATGAACGCATATTTCAGAAAGAATAAAACGCTTGTAGGCTTTCCGGGTGTGAGCGACGAACAAGCGAAGCAGTTCGATACCGCGTATAATTCGGGTGATTATTTCTCTCGTCAACCGTACCCGTCTTTTTCTCTCGCAAACGGAAATGCGGAATTAAGGCGTATTCAAGGCAGAATAGACGAACTAAACAAAGCGCAGGCGGCGGCACAGGAAGCAAAAGCAAACCCCGAAGCGGCAAAAGCGGCTATCGCGGCAAGATATCCGAAAGTAGACGGCGTAAATGTGGAAGAAAACGCGGAACAAATGAGAGTACAACTCCGATTCCCCGATAAACCCGACGCAACAACACGTGATATGTTAAAATCACACGGTTTCCGTTGGTCTCCGTCTCAAAATGCTTGGCAGAGACAGTTAAACAACAACGGAAGATATGCCGCGCGTCAGATTATGGAACAACTCTCAAGGGGTAAGGAGAAACAATAATGGCGGACGAAAAAGGTTATTGGTTTACCACCGAAAACGGCGTACATATTCACGTAGAAGAAGGAGAAACGCCCGCACAGGCTACTAAACGTTTTTTCGGTGAAAAGAAAACCGAATTTAGACAAAATACACCGTATACGGAGTTGACAAAAACCGAAAATAAGCATATAATAAAAGAGCCAAAGGAACTTGCGATAAAAGGCGACGCGGCAGAGAGTTTATATAACGATATTCAGAGTGGCAAAAGGTACACTTATGAAGAGTTACTTAATAACTCCGTCGTAAAAGACCTTGAAGCAAAAGCGAATATGGCTATGGGAATGGCGCTTCAACGCCCGCCTATAAGCGACGAGGACAAGGCTCGTTATACCGCGAAATTCTTGCAAGGCGCAAAGAACACTCCGAAAGGGTTTCGTGCCGATTTGGTAATGGGTTTACCTGCGGCTGGCAAGAGTTCGGCGGTGGTTAATTCGTTAAAATCGAAATATGGTTCTTTTGAGTTCGATAACGACGAGATAAAGAAACTTTTACCCGGTTATAACGAATACGGCGCGGCTTACGTCCACAAAGATAGTCAAGCGGTTCAGAATCACGCTTTTGATAATTTCAAAGCGGGAAGCGCATTAAACGGAGCAAATCTTGCGATACCGATAATCGGCGGGAAAAAAGACAAGGTCAAAAATTGGGTTAAAGATTTGCAAGCGGCAGGGTACGACGTTCATATACACCACGTAGGGATATCTAACGAGGAGAGTATGAACAGAGCAGTCGGACGGGCAATCTCAACGGGTAGGTATATACCGTTAAACACAATTAAGAATTACGGAGAAAAACCCAAAGAGATTTACGAACAACTTAAAAAAGAAAATTTGCAGGAGGTAAGTTTTGAATGATACAGACAATGCACAACAACCCAAAGCATTTGGAAGATTTATACGGAAGACCTTACGCAGAGATTTTAGCAATTGCAAAAAGGAATTTAGCAAAAGCGGGTTGTCCTGAAAATCAAATTGATTTCGTAATAGATTACGGAGGGATATACGACGCATATGAGAATACTTTACCCGATGACTTTAAGACTAACCCTATGGGGGCAATTATCTACTTAACAACGGACTAAGTAGTTTAAGAGCCTTTGTTATTTTGTAAAACTTTCAAACAATCAACAACTTAATAATGAGAAGCACTGCTACGGCGGTGCTTTTTTTATGCGTAAAAATAACGAAAAAGGAGCGATTCAGCGAAAATGAAACTTAACGAGCGTCAGAAAGCCTTTTGCGAGTATTACGCCGCGAGTTTCAATGCAACGGAGAGCGCGAAGAAAGCGGGGTACAGTCAGAAAACGGCTTATTCTATCGGGCAAGAGAACTTGAAGAAACCTGAAATTCAAAAATACCTTGCCGAACTCACGGAAAAGATGAAATCGAGCCGTATAGCCACGTTAGAAGAGGTCTACGAGTATTTATCCGAAACGATGAGAGACGGGATAGTAGAGCGTAAAGAAAGGACGAAAGCGGCGCAACTCTTAATGACTTCGTTAGAGCGTAAAGCACCGCAGGACGACGGCGGCGAAAGAGCAAAACTCGACGACCTTTGCGAAAGGTTAGAGAAGTACGCAGGGGGCGAGCAAGATGAGTGAAGATAAGGAGTTCAAGGGTTTTACCGAAAAGCAAAAGAAAGTGCTGCGTTGCGCAAAGAAGCGTTGGAATATATTATCGGGCGCAACGCGTAGCGGGAAAACGCACGTGAGTTATTTTCTCATAATGTTGCGGCTTAAAGAGCATTACAACGATAATATTCTTTTTTGCGGTAAGACTTTGGCAACGCTTGAAAGAAACGTTTTCGCCGAAATGAGAAAGATATTCGGCGAGCGGTTTATCGGGGATATAAGGGCAGATATGGCGGGTAACCGAATGATTAAGATATTCGGCAAGTCTTGCTATTGCGTAGGAGCAAACGACGAAAGAGCAATAACGAAAATACAGGGTTTAGGTCTTGGTTATGCTTATTGCGACGAGTTGACAACTTATCCCGAGAACTTCTTTCAAATGTTAAAATCTCGTCTTGACCGTAAAAACAGTAAGTGCGACGCTACTTGCAACCCCGAAAGTCCGTCGCATTTCGTGAAGAAGCATATCGACGCGGATAAAGAAAACACCTATAACGAGCATTTCTCTATATACGACAACACTTTTTTAGAGAAAGAGTTTGTTTCTGCGCTTGAGAACGAATATCGCGGCACAATCTACTTTGAGAAGTGGATACTCGGTAATTGGGTAAAAGCGGAGGGTTTGGTATATCCGTTATTCAGAAGAGAGACGCATTTTCTTACGCCTGCAGAGTTTTCAAGGCGTTACGGGCGACATAGTATCCGTTACGTCATATTCGGCGGCGACGGCGCGAACACGAACGACGCAACGGCATTAGTGCCTTTGGCTATAATGGACAACGGGCAGGCTGTAAGGCTTGAAATGTTTTACCATAACCCGAAAATAAACGGGCAGTTATCTAACGAGCAATTAGTACCGTACATACAACGGTATTTGCAGGACTTGCAGGATAAATACCGATTCAGGGAGAACGGCGTAGAGTTCGTAATGCCCATAGATTGCGCGGCGGCGGACTTGGTATTGACGTTAGCGTACAGATTGCCGCCCGAATACAACGTGCAAAAGTTCACTAAAAAAGATATATTGCAAACGACCGACGTTGTCAACAACGCATTAGGCAGAAAAGCCGTATGTTTGTTAGACTTCGGCGGTTATTTTAATTACGTGCGAAACGAGTTCGTACCGGGCGACGACCAACTTGTTATTGACCTTGAAAATATGGTGTGGGACGAGGACAATAAGAAGTACGACGATTCCGTGCCGAACGACTGCGCAGACGCGTTCAGATACGCGTTAAACACTTATTACAATAACCCGTTCAATTTGTGGGAAACACCGACAATGAGCGCGTATTATCAAGGAGATGATTAAAAAAGATGAACGAAGAGAATATCAACGTAAGTAAAGAAGTCGCGCCGTGGTTACGTACTGCGGCGTTCAACAATTATTACACATATTCGTTTATAGGGCGCGCGACCTTTTATTCGATGATTTCGCCCGAATATTACGACTTTATGAACCGCTTCGTTAAAAATTGGTTGTGGTGGTATGACGGCTACGTGCCTTATTTTCATAACGCCGAGCAAGGCATACCGTCAACGAGGATAGCGGCGGCTCTCGTCAATAAGATTGCCCGTAAAGTCATCGGCGGTCGCCTTATGTTCAAGAACGCGGGCAAAGACAAAACTAACGACACGGTAAATCAGACGTTAAAGTTTATTTCGTCCGATTGGAGCGTAAACTCGAACTTCGAAGCGGTCGCGACAAAAGCGATAAATTACGCCGCGCAGGCGGGTACTTCGCTTTTGAAGTTGAATAAGTCTAACGGGCAGTTATGGGCGGAAGCATTACGTCTTGATAGTTTTATCCCCGTTATAGGCAACAACGACGAAGTAATCGAAGTGAAATGCTTCCTGCGTTGCTTCTCCGATTTCGGGGTTAAGCATAAAGACGGCAAACCGTATAACAGTTTTTACCTTGTCGAATATCGTCATTACGCAGATTATAAGTGCGCGGACGGCAGGATATTACGCAATGCGCCCGTATGTGAGTACGTTATACATAAACAGTGCGGAAGCGTTACTAACGGCGTTTATACGTCGCAATCAATGACCGAAAACGAGCCGTTTAAGCAATTATCTACGGAAGTTAAACGGACGATAAGCAAAGCGTATCCGACGGTAAGGCTCGATACGCCGACGTTGTTACCGTTTAAGAACCTCGGTTGCGAAATAGTCAAGTGGACGGACGGCGTGAGCGGCTTACCCGAAGTACCGCTCGGCGAAAGTTTCCTCGCGCCTATAATCTCGTACCTTATGGAGTGGGACTTCTACCACGCTTGCGCTAATACGGATATGTATCTCGGCAGGGGCAGAGTGCTTTTGTCTAAATATATGAACAGCGCGACGGGCAACAACTATAACAGCGGGCTTGACGATTTCATATATAATCAATACAATTCGCAGAACCCCGAAAATCAAAAGCCCGTGCCGATACAATTCGAACTCCGCGCGGGCGAATGGACGGCTATCCGCGACAGGCTGATACAGGATATAGCGATAAACTCGGGTTTGAACCCGTCTACGATTGCGTCGTTCCTTGCGGATAACACGGCAAGAACGGCGAGAGAGGTTTCGACGGAAGAAAACGAAACGGCGGAGTATGTAAACAGCGAAAGGGCGATTATAGAGAAGCCCATAAACAGGCTCTTAAAGACAGTAACGACCTTTTACGGCTACGAGGACACGGTTGTGCTTCGTTGGTCGTCCGCAGGGCTTACGAACCGCTTAACGCTCACGGAAATACTCGGCAACGCCATACGCGACGGTTATTGTTCCAAATGGAAAGCCGTGCAAATGTTTAATATCGACGACGACCCCGAACAGGTCGACGAAGAGTACAAGCGTTGTAAGGAAGAAAGCGAGAGCAACAATATGCAGTGGAACGATAAAGATTATTTCGGAGGGTTAGGTAATGACGAAATCGCCGAAGATAGTACGCCGCGCCTTGAATCTGCAAGCGCAGACGATAACGGACGCGGAGACGGAAATACGGCTGACGGTCAAAAACTGTTATCTGAAAAGAACGCCGAAGTATTTAATCGATGAAAAGGTAAAAAAGATAATCGCGAGAGCGGTAAAAGAATTGACGAGCGAAACGCTGAAACGAAACACGGCGGTTTCGCTCGTTGCATTTTACAACGCTCAATATAACGAGATACGGCGTGTGCCGCTCGTTTATTACGCGATTTTACCGTCGCTCGTCGAATTGCTCAACGCAAAAGGAACGCGGCGTAAAACGCCCGTACAAAGCCTTAAACGCGAGGGCGTAACGATAAGCGGCGAGTACGTGGATATGCCGAACGCGAACGTGTACGGTGTACCGCTTAAAGAATTTACCGAAGACGTGAGAAAGCGAGTTCAGGCAACCGTAGACAATCTCATCAAACAAACGGCAAAAGACCCCGACGATATATCGGGGCGTAATTCCTTACGCAATAAAGCCGAAATGCAGGTTCGATACGAAAAGCATTTGACGGATATAACCGATTTGAAAGCAAGCGGGGTAAAACTCGTTATATGCTCTACGCACACCGATTGCTCGGAGCGTTGCCGACCGTGGCAAGGTAAGGTTTACAGCCTTGACGGCACGAGCGGAACGACGGACGACGGAAGAAGTTACCAACCGCTTGAAAACGCTACCGACGTGTACTATACGACGAAGAGCGGGAAAACCTATAAAAACGGTTTACTCGGCTTTAATTGCCGTCATTATCTCGTTGAATATGAGAACGGTTTACGATTCGGAAAGCAGAGCGAAGCGGAAGAACGGAAAGAGTACGCTGTAACCGAGCGGCAACGCGAATACGAGCGCGATATACGCCGTTATAAGGTTGAAGCGATAGAGAAACGGGTCAATGACGAACAAGGCTATAAAACGGCTGTGGCGGCGTATAAGCGGCTTACGAACGAATATATAGAGTTCTCGAAAGCGCACGGACGAGCCTACTATAAATCACGAATAAGAATAATTTAATTCAATATCAAAAGGCGGACTGTATAGAGACAGTATCCGTCTTTTTTTATACACGCCGTAAACGGGCGTTAAACGGATAGAACCGAACACCGCATTGCGGTCGGGTAGTTTTTACTGTGAGGAGCGGCGAGAGCGACCCATAGAGACGAAGAGCGGCGCAGAAAGTTCGAAGTTCTTGCAAGAAGAAAAAACAGGAGGTAAACATTATGGCACTTTTTAAGAAGTCTGCCGAAGAGGTATTGAAGTTCTTTAATCAGTTGTCTGACGAAGAAAAGGCGAAAGTCCTTGACGGGATACAGAAACCCGCCGAAGAGACCAAAGAACAAGTCGCCGAAGCCGAGAAAGACGTAGCCGAGAAAGGAGCGGACGAGCAGACTGAAAAAGACCGCGTAGACGAAAGCGTAGGCGAGCAGGAAAAACTCGACGGAAACGAAGACAGTCAGACTGCGGACGACAGGGTAGACGAAAGCGAGGGCGACAGCGGCGAAGCGATAAGCGACGAAGAAGTTACGCCCGCGCCCGCCGAAGAGGACGAACTCGAAGACGACCCCGCTGCGACACCCGATTCCGAACAGCCTGCGGCAGAGGTCGCGACCGAAGAGGATATGCTACCCGCACCCGTTGACGGCGGTATGGAAAACCCCAAAGACGAGGTACACGAAGCGTTGAACGCACGTATAGCGGCGCTCGAAGAAACGCTTCAAAGAGTTTTAGAGAAACTCGATAATCAGGACTTTGGCGGTATCAGGGCAAATTCGACCGAAAAGGTCGGAGACGACGCGTTATCGGAAGACGACCGCATAATGCGCAACTATTACGGTAACTCGTACCGCAGATAAAACGAGACTAAATTCACTTAAAAGGAGATTACTATTATGGCAGGCTTATTTGCTGATATCAAGACCCCGTTTGTGAACGAGGCAACTCTCAAAAGGATAATGTCTTCGAGAGTTAAAGAAAACATTTTTCAGAACATTTTTACCCGTCCGAACGAAGCGGTAACCGAGAAATTTTCGGAAGACACCGACGCGGCGGAAATTCAGGTTATCCGTGTTAAACCCGACGGCTCCGACGCTCGTGAAATCGGCGACGACCTTAACGGCAACTGGTTTAACGGAGAAAGCGCGTCTTACTCGACGACTGCCGCGTACGGCATAAAGATACTTACGACTATCGACCGTAATATCGATATCCCGACTAATCAGCAGGATATGATGAACGTCGACGTAGCCGAAGCCGAACTCGCCAACCTTGCGGGCAGAGTTAATCGTAACATTAACGCAATGACTATTGCGGAACAGTTGCGTAAGAACTTCACCGACGTAGGGGCAGGCACGGTCGAAAAGAACTGGATAACGGTTACTAACGGCGACTATCTCGGCGCGCTTATCGAAGCGGGCGGCAAACTCGACGACGGTAACGCGGCAGAGGGCGTAGATGCTTACCCCGACGGCGCGAGAGCCGTAATCGTCAGGAGTTCGGTCAAGACCGCGCTTTTGAAGAAAGGTCAGGTTATAATCGGTGGTTCGGACGCGGCGCAGAACATACTTCGTAAAGGCGGTCTTTCCGAAAACGACAGACCCGAAGTTGCTTCTACGGCATACGTCGGCGAAGTCGCTAATATGCCCGTATATGTTGCTTCGCAGGTCGTATGGACGCTCGCCGAAAGATATCTCGGTTTAACCCCGGGCAGACTTGACGGCGTACAAATGCTCGTAGTTTCCGCTGTCGGCACGCTCCGCGCGTTGGCGTTCAACTCCGCGATGAAGATAATCGATTCGCCCGACGGACAGGGCAGAAGACTTCAGCCGAAATATCGTATGGGTACTTCTTGTATCGACGCGCTTTCGGTTGTTCCCGTCGTAGACAGTTCGTTCGTCGCTCCGTCGAATATCACGATTAAGGCTCCCGCTTCGAGAGTTCAGACTGCTAACCCCGTAATCACGGCTTCGGGTTCGGACGCGACTATAACTTGCGCTACCGCAGGCGCGACGATTTACTACACTACCGACGGTTCTACTCCGACGGAAAAATCGTCGACCGTTACGAGCGGCGGAAAGGTTTCCACCGTAACGGGCAAAACCGTTAAAGCGGTTGCTTTGGTGGCGGGCGGTCTCGCTTCGGCTATCGTAAGCAAAACGTTTTAATTAACTCAATCAGAACGGGTAGGGCGGGGAAACTCGCCCTATATCCGTTTTACTTTATTATCCGAGGTGAACGATGAATAATTCCGATATGCCTTTAACCGACGAATATATGACCTACAACGAGAAAACGCACAGATATGTTTTAACGGTCAAATACGTTGAGGAAGTAGTCGGTATAGATATGATAGCAAGACTTAACGACGGCGATTATACGACGGCGCAAAACCTTGCGAATACGATACTCGATATGATATCCGTCAAGATTTACGGGTACATACACGAATTTAACAGGTCGAATATACAAGACAAGATTATAGCGCGTTCGGCAGAAGCGCGGCGCGTGGTACAAGAAGCAATGCGCTATCAGGTAGTACATTATTTCCTTATAGGCGATATGGAAATCGACGACACGGCGAAGTCTTGTCTTTTACAGGATATACCCGAAATAGGGGCTACTATACTCTATCAAGGGAATTTAGAAAGGAGACTTTGGGATAGTGGATATTATAAATGCCTTAACGCCTAAAAACGATATGTACTTGCAGGGCAGTTATTACGAAGACTTGCCCAACGAGTACAACATACCCGACGGCGACGCGGTAGACCAAAACAACGCCGTAGGCGGTATCCCGTTCAAATACAACACGATAGACGAACGGGCGGTTACGCATACGACGCTTGAAGAGATAGAGTACAACGGAAGCCGATTGACGATAGAAACGCGCGCTAAAATCGGTTTCAAGGTCTCTAAACACGTTGTAACGCAGGACGGCAGGCTTTGGAGCATAGAGAGCATACGCGAGAAGACGGGCAAAAAAGAAACGTTGAGATTTCAAAAGGTCGCGCCCGATACGAAGTACGTTCTCGCAATGCTCGAAGTTTCCAACCCGTGGGGGTTAGATGACTGAAAGACGGTTTCGGCAGATATGCGCGCGGGCAGTCAAACAGTTGCAGAAACGCGCCCCGAAAGACACGGGCAACCTTGCTTATAACGCTATTAAATACGAGTTTATAGGCAACACCTGCAAGATATACGTAGACGAAGCAATCGCGCCGTATATGCCGTACACTAACGAGCCGTGGATATCCCCGAAGTGGCACGGCAAAAAGAACCCCAACGAGAAGTGGTTCGACGACGCGGTATCTTTTTTAGTCGAGTATATAACGAAAGCGGCTAACGCCAAAAGGAGAAAACGCAAAAAATGATAAGTATCAATCAATTAACTAAAAGACTTAACGACGAACTTAATACGCTTTTCATAGCGAATAACGGGCGTACTAAATACGTTTTTCGTATCGTATCGGAAACGGCGAAGTACAAGAACCCGACAAGGCTTGCAAACACCGTTACACGCTACATACACGGCGTATTAAGCCAAATAAACAGCACGGTCGGCGACACGGCTACGAAGAGCAAATACGGGGTCGTAAACGCCCGTTTAGTCATTCTCGTGCCGATTACGCGCGACGAGAAAGGCGACGAAGTAAGTCCGCAATTAGTCGCGCAAGTAAGGGCGTTGCTCGATAAATGGAGCGACGTTAATCAGGTGTTCGCGATGAACGACGAAAGCGGTATTTCGTACGTAGTAAGTAACGAGGGTTTCTCTTTCTCTTCGGGCGAAAGACAGATGAACTCGCTCTTCGGCGAAACGTTCTCGCTCACCGCTTATATCAATTTCAATATGGTACAAGAGGGGCTGAACTCCCGTAGCATATCCTTTACGCTCGACGGCAAAGAAATACCTTTGCAAGATTGGACTACTTACCGCGGTACGACAATGGAAGGCGCGCAGAAGTCCAACGGCGCGGGTAATTTGCAGATTGCGAAAAACATAGCGCAATTCAGTCAGATAAACATTAAATTCAATATGCCCGCAGGCACGGACGACGTTTCGGCAATGTTCTTCGATTATCTCCACAACGGGAATAACCCCGAAAGAACGCTCGTAAAAACGCAGACCAACGACGACGGCACGAATACGGTTTTGTCGACGCTTAAAGTCATTATCGCCGACGTTACGGAAACGGGCGCGGATATAAAGAACGTCGCGCTTTCGGTAACGCTCGCCGAGAATTACTCGCTCGATTCCGTCAGCGGGTAAAGGGGGCGTTATGGCAACTTATGAAATTATTATAAAGAACGAAACCGCGCAAGCCGCCGATAGTCCTATCGCGAACGACCAAAACGACAACACTTCCGATAACGATAAGGACAAAGAGAAAAAGGCGAAAAAGGTCATTTCGGGCGCAATGCTTTACCGCACGGGCAAGGCTCTCGTGCGTAGTCAGATAGGACACGAGATAAGCACGATAGAGTTGAGAACGGGTCAAACCGAGTTGCAACAGCGTTATGAGTTTGCAAATCAGATTGCCGAATCGGTTTTCGACGTGGGCGAGAGTATCGCGGTCGGCGCGTCCATTGGTCAAGGCTGGGGCGCGGTCATCGGCGCGGTTATAGGTATCGGCTCGAAGTTAGTGGGGTTGGCCCATAAACAAGACACGTATAACCTTAACAGACAACTTGAACAAGAAACGCTTCGTCGTAACAACTTACGCGCGGGCGTAACGGGTAGCAGGAGAGATTTTCAATGAACAGCGTAGAGATAAGAATCGGCTCTCAAAGCGGCAAAATACTCGCTAATACGGTGTTTCCGTATTCGTTCGGGAATTTGCTCGACGAGAGCCTTGACGAGGCGAATTTGAGCGTTGTATTGTCTACCAAAGATAAATTGGCAATGCAAACGAAACTTACGGCAATCATTACGAACGACGCGAAAACTTATATAAGAAATTACGTCGTGGCGAGCGATTCGGTAGAAGAAAAGCCGCTCGGAAGCGGCAAGTACGAGCATTCGCTTTATTTGCTCGAAGAAACGAAGTTATTAGAAAGCGTAACTTGCGGCGAGTTGGCGTTTACCAACACGAAAGCGCAAGCGTTTGCCGACGATACTTTTGTCGTTGTGGAATAAAAAAAGAGGCAATAAAAGATTGCCTTTTCAAAAAGAATATGATAATATAGTATGCGGTGCAGGGGCGACCTGCGGCGGTTAGCACTTCCTATAAAAGGGGGTGATAGCGAAATGGATGTAATATCTTTGTTTTGCTTAATACTTTTTGCTTACATAGTAAAAACTTTGTTCGATAAAAAGAAATAACCGCCCTCGCTGCCTGTGGGTGGTTATTTCTTAAACAAATCATACATCAGGCTAACCGCTTAAATCGGTTTCGTCCCTTGCGCTATCATTTTACTATATAATATTCCGATTGTCAAGACTTTTTGACAATCTTTTTTATTTTTTAGCCGTAGGTAATCTCCTGCGGCTTTCTTATTGACAAAATTAAATTCAGAGGTTATAATAATGACAGACTTCGACGAAAGCAAACACCCGCGCGACGACGACGGCAAATTCACCGACACGGGCGGCGGGTACAGGCAGAACGCGAGTTATTCCGAGATACTCGGCAAAAGCGAGTTAAACGAGAATACTACATTAACAAAGCAAGAATATGCGATTTATTCTCATTATGTGGATAAGGCGTATTACGGGCAATATAGCGCGAACGTGCATAGTATAGATAAAAATAATCGCTGTTTCTTAATCGAAACTAATAACCGTTGCGTTTTAGTTTTAGATAACAACAGATTTCAAAATCGTAAGATTAAAACCGTAATGGAATTTGATTCTTACGATGAAATGTTCGACTGTTTTAAGGAGTGGGTTTCCGATGACTGAAATAGTAAAAGAAAACGCCCGACAATTCAAAGCCAAAGCAAAAGAGTTGAATTACGGCAGAATGACGAAAGTTTTAACGGCGTTCGTCGTCGGCGGTAAGCAATCGAAAGGCAAAGAAGAAGAGGTTTCGGCAAAGGTCGTTGAAATAGTAAACGAAAATTTACCCGAAAACGAATATTGTTCGCGAATACTTAATTTAGTCGGTGTTGAATAAAAAGGGGGGAGTTATGAAAAAGAAAGTTATTTGCATAGTTTTATACGGTTTGCTCGCGGCGGCGTGCTGCGTGTTTCTCGTCTTTACGATAAAAAATATGTATACAACTCATTTATCGTTGAAGCAAATTAAGGCTATCTTTTCGTCATATGACAATGACTATAAGTATTTCCACAAGTCTTACATTAAATCGTTAATTTATAATTTTTTCTTGTGTATAACTTTTCTTTTAGTAATATCGACCTTGATATGGCAAATAATTATTCGTTGCGCAAACTTTGATTTTTCCGTTCGCGAAACGCTTGAAAAAATAAAGAAAAAAAGAGCAGACCGAAAAGAAAAATCTTTAATAAAGAAGTTTGAAAGAACTCAAAAAAAGTACAAAGAATTAGAAGAAGAAATAAATAGAAAAGGCGCGTAAGCGTCTTTGTTATTAAGAAAAATTAAAAAGGAGATAGACAGTCGAAAGGCTGTCTTTTTTGTTATGGCAAAAAGTTATGTTTATGTACAAGGAACTAAAACTATTAGTGTAAGTACAGTTACGAATACCGAACCCGCAAATTTCCAAAGTAACTACTTTCCAACTATTTTAGCCGCGAATAAATTATTACAATTACCGTCGCCGGACGTGTTGTATGCTAATGAAACATATATAAAAAACAATGTATCAGCAGGCTCGACATCGGAAATGGTATCAGTAATGGTTGATAATGAATCAATATCAATACCGAGTAATTATCAGTTCACATTTCCACAAGCGAGTATATCGGTAAAGTATAAATATAGACGAACCGTAACTGTCCCGGAACGTACTACGACAACTTTTGAATTTACATATACATTTTCCGCAGTCGAAAATCACTTGCCACTTGCCCCTTACACCATAACGGACTGTATAACTCGGTGTTTAGAACTTGCCGAGCCGCTCCAAAAGGGCGAAATTCCACGGTTCAGATTCGAGGGCGTAACTTACGACGCAAGCACGGGCGAGCGAAATTCAACGTATACGGCGGGTTCACAGGCGGAGCGGTACGACAAAGTACTTGCGCCGCCTTTTACTATGACGCAATGTACGTTAAGGGAGCAATTAAAGATTATAGGCGGCTTTATACACGCCGAGCCGAGATTGACCGACGGCGTGATTACTTTCGAGCCGTTCTGCGGCAACGAATTAGCCGAGGTAACCTTGACGGACGGTACGGAGATACCGCTTAATCAATACCCGTACGCGATACGCAAAAAGTCGCAGAATATAAACGAGTATTGCACGAGCGTAGACACCCGCGCCGAAAACCTCGTAAATTCCATAGACAAGCGAAAGGGCAGTATAATAGACCCCGACGGCGAAAACTACAAATCGCTACGGTCGGAAATTATAAACGCCCGTATCGAAGAAAACAACGGCGAAGTGGTTACGGCTTACCCGATATACGAGATAGAAAAGGTAATGTGCGGAATCGCCAAACGAAACCCCAAAAACGCGAGCGACTATTGGCAATTATCCCCCGTAGACATAACCGATTATATCGTGGAAGAAACGGCATACAGGGCGAATTTGTCATCGTATAGCGGCTCTTTCCCGTACTCGAAAGCGTTTGCTCTTTACTATACGCAAGGCTCGCCGAATATCAAAGGCTTATTCTTCAAAGCCCCGTCGGTTATCAATAATGCGTTTAAGGACTATTCAATAGTTAATATTCTTAAACAAGTTACGGGCGCGTCGTCGCTAAACACCACTTACGCGCTTTATTCTTTCCAAGTAACCTACAAACCCATATATAACGCTCGTTTCGTACATTCGAAGCCGTACGTAGACCCCGACGAAAGCGAAAGGACGCTCTTTTACAATCAGTCTGAAAACCTTATCGAAACGTCGTATTACGGCGAAAACGTAAAGGGCGCGGTTGCAAGGCTCGGAAACGCCGAACAGTCTTTAACGTATTACTTCAAGGATATAGACAATATCCCCAAAGCGGGGCAATTGTTCGACGATGACAACTATATATCGGCGGTTATGGTTCAGGTTATGCCGAGTTACTTAAAATGCACGGTAACGCTTTCAAAGGACTTTAACAGGCTATCGGAGTATATAGGCGTTAAGTCGCTCAAATACCTTTACGAGGTCAACGAACGCGCCGCATACGACAGGACGATACTTCTTAAAGAGTATATCGTCATCGGGAATCGCGAAACCTACCCGCAACAGACGCTCCACCTGCCTATATCGTGTGAATTCATCGGCATACACGACACGATTGACGGCGTTGAGTATTGGATAGGCGAGGGAACAGGTACAGTCGATAGAGGTCACGTGGTGTCGATTGTTAGAAAAAACACGAACGAACAAGGGTATATGTGTAGTTATAGCGGCGATAACACCATATACGCGAAAGTTTACGTGCCTTATACCGAGCCGCAACCTACCGAACAAACGGCAACTGCCGAAGTAAATTATATAACTTATACGGACAGCAATTCGCTTATAGGTTATACTTTTATGGACGACACGTTAAAGTCGCTTAAAGGGCGAAAAGCGAACCCTGTAACGGGAGTTATAGCGCAGGCGAAAACGAAAAACAATAACGCCGTTGGTAAGCAAATCGCTTTACCCGTTATCGCTTCGGCGTTCGGTAACGTTTTAAGTTTTTCGTGGGCATATAAAGACAACTACTCGGCGGGCGAACAATCGGCTTACGTTTCGAGTAGCAATATCTCGGGATACTGGGCGCAGGACGTGCCGTACAAAGATTATTTCGGGCGGTTCGATTATTACGAATTTTCGCTTACGCCCGGTGTTGAGTATGAAACGGACGAACAATATCAACCTGCGTTAGACTTCCCCGAAGTCAAAGGCACTACAAAAGCAACGTACGTTTTAGGGACGAACGCAACTTATCATGATTTACAATACCTGATAGACGCGGACAGCCGCGAAACGATAAACTTCAATCTTCAAGTCGAGTTCAGAAGCAACCGTTCGGACATTATAATCGGTTCGGCGTTGGCGAGCAATAACCCGTTTGTAAACGTTAAAGATAACGTTATAAATACGAAATATTACTTCTTTACGGAGCGATTGAATAAGTTTATTTCTCACGCCGAAAATCAACTCGGTATAGACTTGTCAACAGCCGCTACGTCGCGAGTTTTAGCGGGCGACGGACACATATCCCCGTTGAGCATTCCCACGCCGCCTGCGGGCAAACAATGGCGTTCGTGGGCAATTATAACCGACCAAACGGAAGAAACGATGACCGTTGAAGATAGCGACGGAAACGTAAAGACGATTACGAAGACGGTCGGCGGCGACGTCGTTCTTGCGGGCAATTGGTCTGACCCTGCAAAGTATAACACGGAAGATATGAAGTTGTACTTTATAGGCAAACACAAATTAAAATAAGTACGAGGAGGTATTTATAAAAAATGTTAATATTTGCAAGCGGAGAGGGGCGACTTACGGTCGTACCCTCTCAACTTAATCAGAACTCGAACGGAGCGAACACGGTATACTTAACGGGCGCGTTTCCGTCGGCTTCTGTGGTAACGGTGGCGTTTACGCTTCCCGACGGTACGAATACCGAGCCGCAATTGATGACGGGCGATAAAACCGTCGAATATAACGGCGTAACGCTTGCCGTCAAAGAGTATACGTTGCCGAAGAGCATAACGCAGGTTCACGGGCGTGTTACGGTACAGTTCTATATTCAGAACGGCACGGAAGTGCTTGCTACCGAAGCAACGAATATAACCGTTGCGAAAGGTGTCCCGTCGGAATCTACGGCTGCGCCCGAGAATATTTATGAGCAAATCGTGGCGGCTTTGTCGTCAATACAAACGGAAATGACGAATAAACTCGATAAACAAAGCGGCTCAACGCCTTACGATACGGTCTACACTAAGTCAGCGAGCGGTGAGCAGAAGATGCGTCCAACTTCGCCTAATATTAACCCGTATCACATAGTTCAGCGTGATAATATTTCGGGCGTACACGTTCCTTATGCGACGCTCCCCGAACACGCCGTACCGTTAAAGCAGTTTACCGAAAAATTGGCTGCCGATATTGCTGCGGCGATAGCCACTAAACTCGATATAGCGGGCGGCACGATAACGGGCGACCTTGACGTAGACGGCGATTTAGTCGTGTCGGGTGATTTCACGGCAAAAGGTAAAACTTTTATCGAAGAAGCGACTACACTCGCGGTTAAAAACGCTATAATCGAAACGAACGCGGGTAAAACAGACCTTAAAACGCTTCTTTCGGGTTTAGTTATCAACAAAAACCCGACGACGGCATACGGCTTCGTTTACGACCCGACGGACGATACGGTTAAGTTCGGACAGGGTTCGGTAGACGAAAACGGCGTGTTTACGTTTAAGTCGGGCGAGGGTTCACCTGTCGCGACGCGAGCCGATAGTTCAAAGTTTACGGCGGGTCATTTAGTTAAATGGGACGATACCAAAAAGCAACTCGTCGACGCGGGCAAAGGTATCAATGAAGTCGGGAAAACGCCGAAATCGATAGACGCGGTAAACGGCGATTTCACGAGTATGACTTATGACACGGTGGACGGTTTAACGCTCGTTTCAGTCGCTAAAATTATCAATACAGACGATTCAGAGTACACGTTCACTTTGTCGCAAGAGATTCCGCTTTTAGGTTCTGCGAACATAAGTATCGACCTTGACGAAGCAAATCAAAAGTTGGTCTTTTCGATTGATAAGTTAAATGATTTTTTGCTAACTCCATTGGGTAAAGTTATGGGGGTTGGAAATGAAACGGCATATCTGGGCTTTACGCTCAACCCTAACGCGAAAATAAAAGCAAAAAATGCGGTCGGCGTCTACTACTATGACTTTGAGGCGGGCGCGCCCGGAAATCGCTCGATTATTTGCAAAGATAATCTCAAAACTCTCTTTGGCAATAAATCAATCGTTGGTTTAGGCAATATCGATTTATATAGACACGTGATTACGTTTACGCCGTCAAATATGAGTGTAGGCGGTGGAATACGGCTTGTTGTCTATTCAAGCAATAATCTTAAAGTAAATAGTCTTACAGACTTAAAAACTCTACTCGGAAACACGTTTGAATATCCCGCAAACGGAAGTTTCAAAAATACTGAATCGCCGTTAGCCTACTACATTACAAGCGTAACCGAAACGGGATATAGATACTATGTGCCAGATGACGTCGACAGCAGTATACAAACATATCCAGCGGGCACTTGGGCAGACACAGTAACGACTATATAAAAAGGAGTATAAAATTATGGGACTTAAAAAAGAAAATTATGAAGTAAAAGATTTAGGTATAACTTTACCTATGGCATACGCGGTAGTGCGTAAACTCGACAGACACGGCGACGGCGTTTATGCCGAACTGTGGATACACAACTCGCGAGAAAACGCGCTCAATAAAAACTTTCTCGAACGGCACTCGGTTTCGTTTACTATAAAGAACGAACGCGAAAACCCGCTCGAAGCGGCGTACAAAGAAGCGACTACTCGTCATACTCATATCGAAAGATACGAAAGCGACGAAGTGGAAATCGTAGACGGCGTAGAGAAAAAGGTTATTAAAACTGTCGAAGTTGAAGACCCCGCTATCTTAGACGGTTGGGAAGACGACATCGAGGTGGCAGACGATGAAAAAAACAGTTAAACTCTCGAACCTTATTTACGGCACGATAGATAACACAGAACCGTTTATTTTAGGCGTAAACGACAAATTAACGCTCAAGGTCGAATCTGATTACGACCCGACCGATTTAATCGTTATAGCCGAATCTACGGGCGGGCAGCATACGCAAAGACTGTCGAGCGATGAGTACGACGTACCTCAAAAGTTACTCGTTGCAGGCAAAATAACGTTTACTTTCTGCCTTATCCAAAACGGCGAAGTTTGCAAGCGTTGGACGGTTTTACCGCTCGTTCTGAAAGGCTTCGGCGGTAGGTCGTTCGAAATGCTTACCTACACGAAAGCGATAGACCTACAACTCAAAGATATCGAACGTCGTATAGCGGCGCTCGAAAAACAAAACGAAATCATTTTATAAGGAGATATCAAAAATGAAAAAGTTACGCAAAATTATTTTACTCGTCCTTTGTATGGCAATCATCTTTTGCTTCGGCGGCGCGGGCATATCCGTATACGCCGCAGACGATACGGTTACACCCCCTGCGGGAGAAGTCGTAGACACGCCCGACGACAATACGCCTGCCGACGACAATACGCCTGCCGACGATAAAACGCCGACGGACGGCGAAAACGTACCCGACGCGGACACCGAGCCGACCGAAGATATAACAGCCAAAATAAAGGCGATTTTAAGCGAAAGCGACTACTTTACCAAAAACATATTGCCGCTCGTCATTTCGGCGGGTTCGGCTCTTTTAATGGGAATCGGCGCGTTGTTGCCGTACCTTAAAAAGAACGCAAAATATAAACAATTACTCGGCTTATATAAAGGACTGCAAGCAAAGACCGACGAATTAACGAAAGCGATACAAGAGGGCGACCCCGATAAATTGAAAGAAGCCTTGACGGCGGCTCTCGGCACTGAGTTTACGAAAGTTCTCGAAAGTCTGAAAATCGATAAAAAGACCTATGCGGAAATCAAGGCTCAAATCGATACTATATCGGCGCAACTTACCGCGCTTATCAACGGAGCGACTAACGCGTGGCGCGGTTCTGAAACCGCCGTTGCGTGCCTGACCGCTACGCCTACTCAATCGGCGGTAGAAAAGCAGGCGGCAGAGATTAAGGCTCTCGAAGACTACATACGCGAAACGAAAGGCGACGAAGCGGACAAAGTTATAACCGACATAAAATCGAACGCCTGAAAGGGGGCAAGCAATGACTAACGGAGCAAAATGTAAACTTTACAGAGCGTACGCTTTTTTAGTGTACGCTCTGCCTATGGCATTGTTATTTATTCTCAATCACGAAGCCTACGCCGGGAAAGCCTCGGCGTTCGGCTTTTGGGGATATATAATACTTATCTTCGTCATAGCGGCGTTTAAGGACAAGTTTTTAACGTTGTTCAAAAACAGTTCGCTTTTGACGATATCCGCGATATTCTTCGTTATTGCGCTCACAATGCGTTATCTGTCCGATGAAATGATACTTATAGCGTTAGTTTCGCTCGTAGGGTCGGTATTGTCAACGTTCATCGATATCGTCGGCGACGTATACGAAAGACATTCTAAAATCATCGTAGACGGCGTAGAGCAGAAAAACAGAAAACCCGCAATACCCGACGCGGAAGCGTGGAAAGAAGCCTATTCTTTCAAAGCAGAGGAGTGATAAACAATGAAAGAGTTCGATTTCAACGAAAACGATTTACTCGACGAAACTTTGGCACACAAAAAAGAGCCGTCTTCGGGTGTTGGTAAATTCCTGTCGGTCTTGCCGACCGTTATACTTGCTATCGCCCTGTTTTCGCTTTCCGCGCTTTCGACGCTTATAAACTTTAATTTCTCTTTCAAAGAAATAGTTTGGGCGAGTTTCATAACGGCTTTACTTCTCCGCATAGCAACGGCTGCAATGAGTAAATATCTTGGTTCTAACAGCCGCTATCAGGTAGGGCAGAAATCGCCCGAATTATTGCGTATGCAGGAGAAAATAAGAACGACCGCCGAAAAGATAAATTATGCCGAGTTCCGCTCGTGGGTAATAAACGAAAACAAAAAGCGTAAACTCGAAGCGTATATGCGCGGGTGGGCGCGTAAAGCGGCGGCTATCGACGAGAAGATAGGACGGCTGAAAATAAAACCCTTAAACGACGGAATCGGCAAAAAAATTACAAAACTCGAAAATAAGAAACGCGAAATCGAGTACGTAACGAGCGACGAATACGTCAAAAAGTATTTAGACACGAAAAAGGTCAAATACCTACGCCTCGATTATCGTAAATTCGTAACGGCGTTTTCTTCCGACGGCGGGTATAAAAAAGAGATATACTCCATTAACGAAAAGTTAGAGAACGGCAAAGAAATATTAAAAGGCTTGCCGACGATGATTTTCATTTCGTTGCTTTCCGCGATGATAGGCTTCTCCGTTTCGTTCGGGCAAATCAACGTCATTTCGTGTATAACGGATATCGTAAATATAACGCTTCAATTCACTACGGGTTGGTTTTTTATCGGCTCTAAAACGCTTACCACCGAGATGTGTGTTTTCATCTCGAAAGAGGCTATTTTAGACAAGTTTTTAGCCGAAAAATCGCCCCAAAATAATATTAAAATGTTACAAAATGAAAAATGATACAATATATAGGGCAAAATGAGGGCGTAAAAACACAATATATTGTGCTGTGTATGCTCCACCCCTGTCCACCAAGTATAAAAACCGCCCTTTTGGGGCGGTTTTTTCTTGTTTTTCGGCATATTTTTTACTAAAATTACTATTTTTGCCTTTTTGCTATCCCGTATTATACGGTATTATTTTTCAAAGTGTTACTAAATTTTGTTACTAAATTTTTATTTGATTCGGCTGATGATTTCCTGCTTGTCTTCGTCGTATAAATGCCCGTAAGTTTTGAACACTTGCGCGACGGTATCGCCTATAAGGTCGGCTACGACGTAAACGCTTGCGCCGAGGTGAATACACATAGATACGAACGAGTGCCGCAGGTCGTGTATTCTTATGCGTTTAACGCCCGATTTCTCGATATAGCGGTCGAAAGCGTGCGCTATGGTATTTTCGTGTATAGGCGCGTCGCCACCGAAGTAGAAAGGCTTTTGCGGCGTATAGGCGGCAAGGGCGGCTTTCAACGGCTCGCAAATAATGGTCTTTGCGCGGCGTTCGTTTTTGGTTGTGGTTATTTTGTACGCGTCTTTGTCGACTGTTTTACGGGTGTAAGTTTTATCGAATACGATATAGTCGCGGTGTACGTCGTCGGCGTTCAGAGCGATAACCTCGCCCTTTCTTCGCCCGGTAAAAAACAGCGTATAAAAAATCGCGCGATAGGTGGGGTTATCCACTACGGCTATAAACTTGTCGAACTCTTCGCGCGTCCAGAACTGCATAGCGGTTTTAGGCGTGCGACGTTTCGGCTTTTTTACTTTGCTTAGATTGTTGACAGTCCCGTAATGTATCTCGCACCACGCAAGGAACGTACTCATTGTGCCGCGTATGTTGGATAAATGGCTGTACGAGTAATAATCGCCCGTTTTCGGGTTTTTTGCCCGCCAAAGGTCGTCCTGCCACTTGTAGAGCCTTTCGGGCGTTAAATCGGCAATTCTCGCGTTCTGAAAGTATGGTAAAATGAAATTGTAAAGATTGCCGCGACGGTCATATATCGTGCTGTCTTTGTTTTGATTGGACATAGACGCTATATACAGCGGGGCGAGGGTTTCGACGGTCAATTCGTCTTTGCCCTTTTCTACGGCTTTTTTCTTCTTTATGGGGTTGCGCTTAACGAGTTCGCAATACTTCTGAATAAACTCTAAATGCGCTTCTTTGGCAAGCGCTTTCGTTTTGTATCCCGATAGCCGCTTTTGTTTCTCGTCGCCGTCGAGCGTAACGATACGGAAGACGATATCGTAAACCTTTCCGTTTAATTTCGTTTGCCGTTCCTGTATGTTTGATTTCGTACTGCTTATGTAGTAATGCTCCATAATCACCTCGTGCGGATAAAGCCTATATTAAGATTGCATAAGTCCCATATAAGCAAAAAAACAAATACGGCGGTCATAGCAAGCACTACGCCCGATAAAATCTTTATCCACTTGCTTAAACGGGCGTTGTAACGCTCTAAAATGCGTATAATACGCTCGTTGCCTTGCGTGTTGGCTTCGTGTTCGCCTAAGGCGTTGAGTAAGGCTTTCGCGGTGGAATACCCGGGGTCGGGAGTTTTGCCCGACATTATGCGGTTGATAGTGGATAACGGAACGCCGCTTTTGTCCGCGAGTTCCTGATTGGTTATGCGCTTCTTTTCTTTGAGTTCTTTAAGTTCGTCAACTAACATTCGTTTTCCCCTTTGTAAAGATATATTTTTATTAAAAGTGTGCCGATTCGGGCGCAAAATTAAAAGTGATACGATATTTTACTACAATTGATACCCCGTTTTACCATTATTGCGTATTGACTTTTTGTCGATAGGTGGTAAACTTAAAGCAAACGCGGCAGATACGCCGCGATAAGATAAGGGGTGCTACTATGACCGAAAAACAACTCGATTTTATCCGAAGACTACTCGCCGCAAGGCTCACCGATGAAGAACTCGACGACCTTATACGTAAAGCCGAAGAAATTTCACAAAGCGATTGACGGCGACCGTCTTTTATGTTATACTGTAAATATGACAAACGCTTGTCATACATAAAGGGAGTATCTCTATGGAAAAGACCACTCAAAAAGATTGTTTTGTAAAGTCCTTACACGAGTTAAATAACTTAACGCTGAAACTATCCGCAAACGCCACCGAAGAGCAAATCGCGCCCTTTGCCGCGCTTATATCCGCGCTTTCGGAAACCGTTCCCCAAAATCTCAACGCTACGGAAGAGTATTCCGACGAAGAGAAAGAAATTATAGAACGGGGTAAAATATTCGTGCGTATCGGTCTTTGTACCTATACGGCAGGCTATACCGACGACGAACGTCGGGACTTATTCCAAAAGAAGTCCTCGGCGCGGTTCATCTGCCGCATAAATGAAGACGGGGCAGATAACTATTTCGCGCATTACGTTTATCTCGTCGATATAGACGGCGTTAAAAAAGTGAAGTCGTGCGTACCCGCGCATTGCAGCGAGAGGTTTATAGACAGCCTTAAAAAGTCCGACTATTACAAATCGTGGTTTTGAATCTCTCTAACCTTTTGGCGAATAACCGCGGCTACTTCGTCCGTTATTTCGCTATTGTATAAAAACTCTTCTACCTTGTTCATATCGCCCGTTTCCCGCGCGATTCTGATTGCTTCGGCAGTCCACGGGTCGTCGCGGAACGGGATATAAATTCTCTCATCATCTTTGTACATATTAACACCACGGCGCGCTTCGGTGCGCCCTTTTTTTTATTTCAGTCGGTAACAAATTGTAACCTTTTCAACGCCGCGAAAACGGCAATTTTACCCGTAAATTATGACATACGTTTGTCATGTATACATTCTGTATCCAATCTGTATCCAAACTGTATACACAGGTTAGGTTAGAGTTAGGTTAGAGTAAGTAAGAAAGAAAGAATATAAATAAAATATTATATTCTTATAAATAAAATATTATATTCTATCAACTGCGCGTGTGCGCACGCACGCGAGGGCTATTTCCGTTTGCTTAAAAGGAAAGAAAGGTAATCGTTCATTTTATCTATCTCGTCGTCGGACATTCCTTTGACCGCATCGATGAACTCTTTCTCTTTATCGGATAATTCACGGTCGGGGTTATCCGTCCACCCCATAAGGTAGGCGGGTTGTACGTTTAAGACTTTCGCTATTGTAGCAATTTTCGATTGTGGTAGGTCTACAAGTCCGAGTTCGATTTTGTTTATGCTCGAACGAGAAGTATAGCCGCAACGTTTGGCTAACTCTTCCTGCGTTAAATTGAGGTCTAATCTTTTTTGCCTAATCTTTGCGCCGAACTCTTTTAAGTTTCCCATAAAATCTCCTTAAAATTAAATACATTATACAGCACGAAAAAAATAAAATCAACAATTTGAGAAAAATTTTCTACAAATTTACAAAAAACGCTTGACAATCTCAAAAAGGGGGTGTATTATGTGTGTAGAATTAAATTCTACGAAAGGAGTGGCAAATTGAACACGCAGAAATTGCAGGGGAAAATAAAAGAGCGCGGATATACGTTAAAAACGCTTTCAAAAGCCTTAAAATTATCTACGGCGACCCTTTTTAACAAGGTTCACGGTAAAAGAGAATTTCTTTGTAGCGAAATTCAGAACATAAGCAATCTATTAAATTTATCGGCTACGGAAGTAAAGGATATTTTTTTTATCAATATTGTAGAATAATCTTCTACAATCACCAAAAAGGAGAACGGGAATGAAAGCATACAAAGGTTTTAACCCTGATATGACTTGTCGGGGCTTCAAATTCGAAGAGGGCAAAACTTATACCGAAGACAAAGCGGAACTCTGCAAAAGCGGTTTTCACGCCTGTTTAGACCCGTTAGAGGTCTTACGGCATTACGAGCCGTGCGACAGCGAGGGCAACCTGCGGAAGTATCACGAGGTCGAACTCGAAGACGTTGACGATAAACGCGAAGACGATACGAAAGTCTGCGGCAAAAAGATAACTATCGGCGCAGAACTTAATTTTGCCGACTTGGCAAAGGCGCACGTCGAGTACGTCAAAGAGTATTTGGACGAAGAAAAAAGCGAGAACGCCACGGGCTACTGCTCGGCAGCGACTAACACGGGCGACCGCTCGGCAGCGACTAACACGGGCAACTGCTCGGCAGCGACTAACACGGGCAAAAACTCCGTCGCCGTAGCGTGGGGCAGAGAGAGTAAAGCGAAAGCGGCAAAAGGGTCGTATATCGTCCTTGCCGAATACGGCAACTGGAACGGCAAAGAATACCCGCTGCTTCACGCAAAGATGAAAAAAGTAGACGGCAAGAAAATAAAAGCCGATACTTTCTATCGGCTTAAAGACGGTAAATTCGTAGAGGTGGTTGAATGACTTTTCAAGAACGAGAAGAAATCTTCGCCAAAGATTACTTAACGGCGGACGACATAGTAAAACTCCTCGGAGTATGCCAAAACCGAGCCTATATCATCATACGCAACATAAAGCGGAAGACGGACAGGCTCGGCATACAGGGCAAAATACACGTTCAGGACTACATAGACTACTACGGCGTAGACGCTTCGAGATACACGGGAGAGCAGGCTGTATGACGTTGAAAGATTTGAGAACGAGCGCGGGAAAGACGGTAAAAGAAACCGCCGCCGCTCTTGGGGTTACGCGGTCAGCGATTACGAATTACGAAGCGGGCATTAGATTGCCGAATATAGCGCAAGTCCTTATTCTCGCCGAGTTGTACGACTGCTCCGAAAGAGACGTTATAGAAGCGGCTCTCAATAGTCAGAACGCCCGATAAGGTAGTCGGCGGAAACGTCGAAGAAGTCGCAAAGGCTTTTGAGAACAGATAGCGACGGCTCGCGGATATTCGCTTCGTAGTTAGATATAGCGTTTCGGGTTAGACCGATATCGTCGGCAACTTGCTTTAATGTTAAATTTTTTGAAAGACGAAGTTCTTTCAGTTTTTCCCCTAAATTTTGCATAAAAAAATTTTATCACAAAATGTGTGCAAAATGCTTGACTGCACACGGAATGTGTGCAAATAAGCGAGGAAGCCGATGACAGAGTTAATAAGGCGGGTGCTTGCGGCGGAATTGACCGCCGCCGAACTCGACGAATTTATAAAATTTATAGCCGAAAGGCGGGAGGGTTAAAAAAATGGGAATGAAAATCATTCACAGGAACAAAGACGGAAAGATAGTCGACGAAGTGCTTAACGTGAATTACGTAGAGATAAGCGCAATCGACGAAGAAATCACGGTATATCTTGCGCCGCAGGGTACGGGATATAAAACGTATCGTCTTGACGACGTAGTACAGATACAAGCGATATAAAGCGAGGGAAAGGGAATGAAGACTATTTACGGCGGTTCGGCTACGCCCACGATAAAGCCGAGGGATAAAGACACGGCGCGGTCGCTTGTAGCAATCGGGCGCGCGATACAAAGAGAGATGAAGCGAGCGGGCAACAACGCGGACATTCACCACTTTTTAGGCAAAGAGGACGAGGTCAACAACGATTTACAGCGGTTTCGCTTTTTGGGCGAGATAGCAGATAAATTGTTCGAGATAGCGGACGAGCAGGGTTACGATATGAATAACTTGCTCGGCATAAAGGAGTACGACGATGTTATATCTGTTTGCTAATAACGGAAAGGCTTACGCAAAGGTATTCAAAGATAAAAAGACGTATACGAGCCTTAACGTTCGGACGTCAAGCGGGATAAACATAAACCTTGACGATTACCGTAAGCACCTCGATATACTTCAGAAGAGTAAGGCTTTTACGGAGAGCGACTTCGGGAATTGGTTATTTAACTTCAACGACGACGTAGCGGCTTTCAGAGTGTTTTACGAAAAGACGGCTATTCCCGGGGACGTGCGAATAAAGGAAAGTTTTTATAAACACGTCGACGGACTTATCGATTACGACAACTTATCCGTAAAGGACGACGAAGAATTAGAGTTCATACGCAAGATAGCGTTAAAATCTCTATCTGAAACGCACATAAACGCGGCAAGAGCGGAATATTACCGCCGAGCCGAAGAAAGACGCGCGAGAGAGAAAGAAGAGCGAATTAAGGCGTTTTTAGCGGCTAAACACTGCGATAAGAACGACAACGCAAACGGGACGTATATTCAATGTTGGCTCTGTCCGCAGAACGGCAAATGCGATTGTTACGAATACGAGAGCAAGAAGCGGAAAGAAGACGGAATCGCCC